GGACTGATAACGGGGTCCAAAGCCACGCCAGTAATCTCTTCATACTTCTTCCTATCTCCCTTACAACCTCGTAGATCGAGGGCCGCGATTCTTCTGTCAACACTAGATTTACTTCGATCTAAATCATCAGCGATCTCTCTAACTGTTCTCGGTGGGTCATCCGCCAACCACATTCTGCATAGCTTTCTATCTTCCGCGTCACTCCATTCAGTGCCGCTCATTAGCTTTTATCCTTCGTTGGTAGGATTATTATTTTCGGGTCTTTTGAGGAGGCCTAGTAGGTCTTGTATTTCTAGTCCTGTTGTCTCAGCCACTAATCCGATCATCTCCTTAGCCCACTCACGTTGGACATCAGCTCTGAGGCCCTCTTGCTCGCGTACTGATCTGAGCTCTCTTTCCTGATCAACCATGGCCTTAGCTTCTTCAGCGGCTTGCTGATTGAGGATATCTCCTGTCGCTTGGAGGTGCTCAAGGAAAGCCTGACGAGCCTCAGGTCGCCATGCCCTGAAGCGACGGCTCTTTAGAGTTGCCGAGTGCTCGTCCCAATGTACGTTATGGTTTTGCCATATTTGAGGTTCTGGAAGTTCAGATTGTCCGTCCCAATTCTTGAATTCAATCTGCTCATTGCGTGCTTCCAGCACGTCGGCGTCATTGAGGTTTAAGTTGACATCCAGACCTGTGGCTTGGAGAGCGGCATTTACGCGGTCCATATCCAACTGACCTGAGGGATCGGCAAAGAGAATCTGCCCCGCTTGGGTTTGCAAAAGAGCAATAACGGTATCTCGTAGATTTTGCCGATTCTGTGGGAACAAGGGAATATCGTCTACCCGAATCGTAGCGGCTAGATCACCATCTCTCATGAGCTGCTGGCCTGAGAATTTAGCCCACTGAAAGCCTTTATCCGGACCGTGAACAGCCACGACGCGCTCTTCATTGTAGAAGTTGCCTACGTAGTGCAGGAGAATCTCTCCAACTTCTTTCCATGCACTCTTGGAATCAATATGGGCTGTAGTAATGACTCTAGATGTTTTCATCTCCGAAGGGACTCTGATGCGACTAGTCGCAAGCCCCTCTGGTAGCTGGTCTTGTTCCTCGAAAGGGCGCCCACTTGAGATCTGCATGTCTTGCTGGGCTATTTGAAGAATTCTAAATAGTCCCCCCGGCGCATCGCTCACTTCCAAGGGCTCAGGCTCACCACCTTGATTGACTACTATCTCTTGGTATGGTTCATCGGTCAATTCTCCCGCTGCGATCCCTCCCCCGGATTTGAGAAGAACTTTAGGTTTAGCTTTACCATACCACTCCAGGATGCGGGCGGTGATCTCTTCGTAGATTTTATTTTCAAAAGTAATACTATGTAGAGGAGACATTCCTATATGGCTTTCTCCAGGGATAGGAATCCAACGGAAGCTTACAATAGGAATACGTCCCCCGGGCAGTGGCCATGGCTCATGAAGAAGCATACTGCCCCCTTTAGCCGCTGTCCACCAAAGCCCCTGCGGGTGATGAAAAGAAGGGGGAAGATAGTGTTCAATGACTAAAGCTGTCTGATCTGTAGTGGGAGTTGCTCCAGGTTGATGAATTTGATTAAGGTCCGCTGATATGCCTTCATGGGAATCACTGTAAGAAAGTCTATTTGCGATGTCTTGTCCGTAAAAAGTTATAACTTCTTCATATGTCATCAATAAGCCCACCATGACACCGTGAGCTGGCCTCTGCGCCCAGCGTACAAACTGGGGACTGACTACTTCAACTCCGATCTCTCCCGCGTCTACCTCTATGGGGTCGCCTACTCGAAGCTCTAAAGTGTCTGGATCAATAGGCACGAAGCCACCATCAGGTGTAGGAATGCCTAGAGGGACTTTATTACCCGTGTTTGTATCCCAAAAGATGCGGAGAACTCCGGTGCCCGTAGCTACAATCCAAGCGGCTAGGTCAATGCGCTTGCGATCCATGCCCGTGCGATCCCATAAAAAAGACATAATCTGTTCGGCGAGATCAGAAGCGTCGATATCATCGGGATCTGGAGACGCTGGAATGGCGCTGTATCGGATCTCACTCTTTAGATAGTCAGTGAGGAAATCGTTATAGAAAGCAAGAGTATAGTTCTGAAGGGGAAAGCGGCGCCACGCGGGGAGGGTTTCTATATTAATGTGCTGAAGGGTTTTCCAGTGCTGACCGCGAAGAAAGTCCAAGGTGCGACGCCATCTATTGACATAGAAGGTATATTTGTTATTCTGACTTTCCCACAAGGCGAATGTAAAACGCGCGAAGTCAGTATCGCCGTCACCGATACCTGGGATTCTAGGCATTAGTATTCAATTATGTCTTCAGATGGATCATTTTCTATACGCTGCTTAATGTGGTATTGAGGGACAAAACCTTGCTTTTTCATGCGGTACATTTTATCCACAAGAGAAGCGTATGCGCTCTGAAGAGGCCGAGTCTCTACAAGATAATTAATAATGGCTCCAAGCGCAAGACCTCCCATAAAACAAGCTATCATTATAACTATGACGTAGGATGTATTCATATTGGATATTGTATTCCTATTTTACGTTCATGTTCTCGTCTATCTATGGCTTCCCATAGAACCTGGTCACGCTCAGACATACCATCACGCCAGTTTTCTTGCTCTTCCTGGGGTTTCCCTACAGCCATGATACTACACCCATAGATGAGGCAATCTACAGCATCGCCACCACCCGCTGTGTCTTTATCTGGTTTGCCATTTTTGCCCCAAGTGAGTCTCTTAAGTTCCCACAAGAGGCGGCTAGTTTGAATATGACGCCCCTCGTGTGAGAAATTCGACAGAAGATCATTAAATATAATAAGTCTAGGAGCCCCGTAAAGACCCTTGTTGGGTGTAGTGGGGTGGTATTTTCTATCTGGGTTCGCCTCCAGCATGGCGTGAACTCGTAAAACCATTTTGTCTACTTTCTTTGTAAAAGGTAACTGAACCGCACCTATATCAGCTCTCAGGCGATTGAAGTGATAGTTAAGTTCTTGAATATCTTGTGGGTTAGCGTAGTCTACGTACATGGGTAGATTTTTATCGTTATCTCCCACCATAGCTTTGATTCTTTCCGCGCGAACCGCCATGACCTCATCTGTACTGAAGTATTCATCAGTAACGTAATAGTTTCCTGAATCATCGGCAGCGAAGAAAAGTACGGCGAATCTATGGTATTGCGGATCGCACACGAGCCAGCGGTGCCAGTGACTAGGGATCTGAAAGCGGGTCATTAGATTTACATCTTCATCGAACCCACTGAACACAAGACCGCCTCTGACGATAAACTGACCATACATGCGCGCGGCTCTGGTCTCTGGATCTGGGTATTGGCGCTCCATTTGCCGCACTTGTGCCTTCGTCAGATGAGGTACGGCAGGATTGCCGTCGTCGTCTACCACTGGCATGAAGATCACACTTATGTCTTTTCTCTCTCCTAGTTCCCAGGGGATGTAGAGCTCATCACGCACCCAGATCCACTCGTCCATCTTCTCTGAAACAGGGGTCAATACCATAAGCATACGACCACCTGTGCTGATGAGACGAGCCATGAGTTCTTCATAGACTTGTTTAGGCATAGGCTCGTCTGATATCACCAGATCCACGTTTGCGCCCACGAGTCGTTTTTGTCGTTGGTCTGAAGATTTAATAGCTAAGACTGAACCATTGTCGAACTTATATCGCTTCTTCTGTCTATCATGATGAACTACATGATCCCAGGGCATGAGTTCATTTAAAATAGGCTCTACAGCATCATCGAATACCGAAGAAGTGGGTACAACATACCAGACATGGTTCGGGCCTTCAGGGGTCTCCGCGTACGTAGAGCGACCTAAACAGTAAAGGAGGGCTTCGGCAATGGCGCTGAAGGTTTTTCCTGTTCTGTTACCCCCGAGAACCAAGGTTACTTTATGACGATCCTTGTGGATAGCCTTTTGGAACTTATGAGGTTTATAGAGATGCTCAAGAGGATCCTCGCGGCGACGCCTTTCGAGCTCAAGATTTGCTTGCTGCAGTGTTTTGATTTCCTTGCTCATAGATACCCTAAATACCGCATGGCGTGTTTGTGCTCGGATTCTATTTTCTCACGAATCTCGTCAGAGACTTCATCTCTGTGACTACCCACTATGCCACGACGAAAGAAGTGGTCGTTATTTTTACTCTGCTCTACGAAGCCTTCGCCGCGTTCCCGCGCGCTCAATTTATCAAAGGTGCTCTCTTCGACGGCTCTTTGTATGGAAGCTTCGTCGATATTTTTTACATCGAAGAATTCTAAAGCCTTTCTAAGGGACCCTGAAGTGTCAGAGTGCATGTCTTCGTAGCTAATGCCGAGTACTGGCACTTTTGAATACCCAAGCCAACTTTCTACGTGACTTGACCAAGTAGAAATTGGTATAGGTACTTTCGGTGACTGTCCGAGAGTAGAGTGGGGGTGGTTCATTTTATCCGCCGCATCATCAATTTCCATTCCCATATGATGCGCAAAAGAAGGCAAGACGTCTCTTGGGTCCCTGTAGATATAAAGTGCTTTGGACATCCATACAGGGCTGAAGAATGGTACCTCAGCGTACCTGGCGCATGGTAAGTGAGTCTTGATGACTATTGCGGGGAATTGGGATGAATAACCCTCAGCGAAAGTCATAAGATGGCTCATGGCCGCCGATCTGAGTAAAGCCACATCCTCTTGCGAGAGAGCGGACATGGGTTTTGGTGAAACAAGCTGATACCAATAGGTCGCTGTGTCTTTAGATTCAAATGGCTGGCGTGACTCTTTAGCTTTGTAATATTCTCGTATCAAGATCCTCATCCATGTGCTGCCCGACTTAGGATAGCTAGCTATCCACATATGAGGTATCTTCATGGTACTCTAATTGAGGTGAGCATGCGGCTTCTACTAGAAAGTCTGCCATCTTCTCTTGAGCCACCCGCACCTGGGGGGAGTGAGCCTTCTTGGTAGTAGACTTGGAAATAAAGATCGGCTGGTTGATTGCTACTCCAGTTGCTGTCGATGGGGCTTTTCTGACTAAGATTCCCTTCATGAGCGCCTGCTGAGTCATGAGTTAGTTCTATTCGAGATCCAAACCCTGGACCAACCCCCAGTATGTCGATAAATTCAATAACAGCCACATAGTTTGTATTCACCTCTGGAGTCCAACCGGAGAGAGGAAAGAAAAACTCCGTAGCTGCCCCTGTCAGGGTGTCTAACTCAAAAAAGTCGGACGATACCAAAGGATCTCCTGTGGGAATGCTAGTAGTGCCAAAGGTCCCAGAATGGGCGTGGATGTGGGCTCTGACCATGCTGGCTGCTTTAGATCCAGCGGTGTTGCGGAGTCTAAAGAGAACACCTGTCACTTCTTGTGGATCCGACCTTGAATTCCATGATTGACCCTCTGCTAGGAAAGCGGCTAAGTCGAAAGCGTTTACTGAAACTGTATAGCCGTCATGTAGGTCACCCTGGGTAGTGGTGCTTAGTGTATTGCCACGCCAACGAAAGGGGGCTAGCATTTATAGGATGATAAAAGGATCGCCGTTACTGGGGGCCGTGAGAACTCCTATGAAAGTAATAAGACCCCCAGTGCTTGCATAGGCCGTAATTCTTGCGCTCTGCCCATCGGCAGCGCCACCTTTGAAGATAATAGTTCTGCCCACGAGCTCGTCATCAGCGAACCCTGTGAGGTTCGTAGTCGCCTGAGTGGTACTGAGAGTGCCAGTTTGAGCTATGCCGACGATGACGGCCTCTGCGAATTCTTCGAGATTATCGGCAGCCTCGACAGATCCACTGATGGAAATTATATCCACACCGTCAGTCGACGGGTCAAAGTAGTCTGCCGCCGCTAGGGTTCTGGCTTCCATTTCCGCATTAGTGGGGCCATCATACACACTAAGAGCATCTGCAACTTCACTTTCGACTTCCGCGTCCCACGCGGTATTCCATGGAATAGCGGACAGACCTGCCCCAGCGGCTCCGATGTCATCAGTTTGGGCTTCGACATCTGCCAGATTACTTGACACATCCGCGCCACTGCCTAGATCTGATGGAGTGCCTATGCGAGTAAGTAGAGTTGATGTGTTGTCCCCGATCGAGTCCACGCTGTCCTGAGATGCGAGCGCCTGGAGTGATGCGCCCTTGGCGGTGTACTGACCGACACGCCATACGTGGTCACCTGACGTAACGGCGGCAGCGAGCGGCAATCCCGTCAAGGTCTCGACCGTCGCCATGGGCCACGTCAAGGCGGTGACACGCGCGAAACTCAGGACATCGTTGCTCGCCTTGTG